TTCAGCAAGATATTCAGAAGGACCTTCACTTCGCAATGCACTAAGTGAACCAGTTGTAACACCAATTGGGTCAAAATCTATTCCAACAGGTAATATAGAGTGTGTATGTGGATTAGGAGTTATTTGAGTAACAGCTGTGGTACCAGGATGACCATGTGGAGGAATTTGGTTAACAGTTAATGTAACACCATTTTGACCTAATGGTACATTCAATGTATAATTAGGATTACCTAGTGCTGGATCAGTTTGAGCAGGATATGCACTACCACCAGGAACAGCTGTAACACCTACAGGAACTCTACCTCTTAAATCAGGAGTTCCATTTATTCCATTACATAAGAATATTCTATCCCAATCACCAAGTCCTACTCCTGTACTAGAGAAATTACTTAATGATCCAAAATATAGAACCACTGAATAAGGAACCATTCTATTGCTAACTGCATTAACACTAGATGAATTTGTAGCTATGTAATTAGCAATATAAGCATCTAACTCAGCACCATTACTTGAATAGTTTGTAGTGAGATCTAAAGCTAATGCATCTAAGCTAACTCCTAATGCACAAACTTTATTTATAGTAGCTTGTAAAATAGCATGTGTATCTGAAGAAGCAGTAACTCCTGTCAAACATCCAATTGTATAATCAGCATTTAATGTAGTAAGTGTAGTGTTGATAAAATTAACTTGTAATTGAAGATTACAAGCAGCTTGTATAAGAGCTTTTGATATATCTACAATAGAAAGATCTTTACATGTTGGAAGATATTGTTGTACAAGGTCACATACCACTGTGGTACCAAGATCAATCTTCACTCCTGTACCATCTAATGTAGATGTAAGGAATGTAATTAAAGCTTGTTCTACAAACGATAATGAATCACCAGTTTTTATTCCTAGGACAGGAACATCTATTCCTGTATATTTTACACATCTGTCAGAGACAATCTCTGTACATCCATTGTAACAATTTGAGCAAGTTGACATATTATTTTATTTTATATTGTTGTTGTTGTAGTGGTTGTACTACCACCACTTGATGTACTAGTAGTAGTAGTTGTTAGTGGTGTTATAGTGGTAGTTGTGGTGGTTGTAGGACAAGAATCTTTTTCTGTCACTACAATATTTGATGATACATTAAGAGCTACTATTGTGCTTATACAAACACTTGACAGTCCTTGTAAAGTGATTGTTTCTGGTTGTCCTGTATTGCAATTACCAATCAAGAATGATTCTGCAGAATTTGCAGTGTTGTATAATAAATATGATTTACAAGTTGTTAATGTGCTAGTGGTAGTTGTTGTAGGATTTAACACTACATCAACATCACAAGACTCTTCTAAACAAGGTTCTGGTGTGTTACATCTACTTACACATCCCACTGTAAGACGTATCACTCTACTAGCTATCATAGCTATAGAATACTTTTCTAAATAACTAGGATTAATAAATTTATACATTAGTATTCTTCTATAACCTATTAATTGAGTTATGTCATCAGCAGGCACACGCTTGTTCAACATATATGAAATATTGTTGTACAAGTTGTTACCAAGTTCTGCTAACTTACAATCTATTTTTTTAAGTAAAGAAGGAATGTCAGCACATTCTGGGCAATGAGTTAGTCTTGGTGATAACATAATAACAATTTTATTTATTTGCTTTTGCAGCACACGCTGCACACATTCCATTTTTCAGCTGACATCCACAGCCTACATTAGCTCCACATCCTGAACATTGTGCCATAATTAATAAAAGTTTATTAAGTAGTTGTTACCAGAACAACCACAATTGGTTTTTAAAAAGTTATTTAACAAATTATCTGCCTGAGCATATAACGTGTTTGATTCATATTCTGCACAGTTATTAGCTGCTGCAATTGCTCCTTGTATAAAGAAGTTGATTGTATTTAGTTGTACACTAGATTGTGTTTTAAGGGCTCTATCACACTCCATCATATTTAATTGAAGAAACGCACTGTCAAACTTCTCTTGAAGCTTGTCAACACGTATTATTGTCTTCTCTACATTATATAAGTATGAAGGAGTTACAGAATATCTTAGTCTGTATATTCCATCTGGAAGTGGTTGATTACAACCTGGTTCTGTGATTCCTAAATTAGACGATGTAAATACATTGATTTCATCAGGAACGAATGGTAATATCTTGGTTCCAAATCCTGGAATATCAATCTCAATAGTAGGTGCTGACACCACCACTGGAGGATTGGTAGGATATACAGAAGCATCTGCAACACCAAGTGTAAGTACACTATAAGTAGGGATTACTAATATATCTAATTGTAAGTTTGCCATGTTTTTATAATAATTATGCCAGAGGAATATGAGTGATATCCTCTTTCCCCTGGCATAGGTTATTGTTTAAATTTTACTCTTCTTTATTCTTAAGGAATATTTGTAGAAGTAGTAGTTGTTGTTGATGCAGGAGCACTAGAAGTAGTAGTTGTAGTTGTGATACAAGGAATACCTTGATCTACTACATCACCTAAAGCTTCTACTAAGATTTCTTCAAAATCAGCAGTAAGATCATTACCTCCTTGTGGAATAGCAAGAATCACTGTAGAATCTTCATGGATATAATCACCCCATACATATGCAGATTTATCATACTCATTAAATTTAATGTAGAATGTGTTATAAGTTGCACCAGCAGATACCCAAGACTCAAAGTTCTCATTGTATCCATTCATTCTGTAAAGGTGTTTCAAATAACCTGCTTGGTAGCTGTAGAAGTTTTTCTCTAATTGAGCAATTTCTGCAGATGTACCAGTGGCATAAGAAGCACGTTGAGTGATAACAGGATTAGCAACTAAGTTACAAGCATCTGCTACGATGAAGTCAGCTGTAGTAGCTGGACCAGCATATACAAATGTTCTGAAAGACATTCTATCATATTCAAATGGGAACGCTGCAATATCACAAGGTTGTCCATATTGAGTTAATGGTTTTCCTGTAATACGTAATGTATCACCATTTATATTTTCAAATGTAAAGAATGTGTTGAAGTTAATGTTATCAGGGTTGATACCAGGAGCTTGTTGTGTTAATTTAGCAATCAATAAGTTGATGATTGTGTTATCACTTACATCATCACATGGATTTTCGTCACAACCACAACATGGAGCTTGGATTGTTACTGAACGAGTGAAACCATTGAAATACAATGTATCAATGTAAGAAGAGTGAGCACGTAAAGTTAACGTGATAGTTTCTCCACATTGTACAGTGAAATTAGTTACATCAGTAATTTGGTTAGCAGCAGTTGGACATCCTGATACTTTGTACCATTCTGTTACATTAGATTTACAAGAAGATCCTGAAGGACATCCAGAAATCTTATCAGATCTTTTAGATCCTTGTAAATAAGTGTTTTGTCTACCTTGAGCAATGTAGAAATAAGGAAAGTCAGCAATATCTGAGCTATCTACTGTAGCATACAGATTGTTGAAGATTCCCACAATACCTGGGTCTAGGTCTTGTGTTGAGCCAGAGCTAGGGACAGCATCTTGCCCTACTGGAACCACGAATAACGTGGTTAATGAAAAATCAGCCATTTTATTTATTTATTAAGTTAAAAATTTACTCGTTTGTTTGTATTCTGAACTGAGCACTTTGTACTGCTGCAGCATTCTCAGTATACATTGCTAGATTCTGTACTGTTAAGTCTAACAATTCATCTTCTAGATATAATTCAAGTTCACAATCTTGATCAAATGATGGAGTCCCATCTAACATTACATATCCTGCTTTGTTTATATAAACTGGATATCTCATGTACATTATCTGTATATTCTTAGGGGTGAACGTCCCATCAGTGTATATAGATATTTTATCAGAAGCAAGAACATTAAATGTTTCTTGGTATTCAAAACTTGGTTTGTAATGATCATTGTTTAATATAAACTGAAGATCACCATGTTTAGCAAGATCTCGATTGATCCAAATTCTTCTGTCTTTACATCTTCCTTTATCAGCTAAAACATATGAATCTACATAGAACATATATTTTGGCTCTAGATTATGAACATTAGCAGACCATTGATTTAAGTTAAGATCTTCTAACACTAATGGTAATGGTTGATGATTATAATCTAATATAAGACTCTGTAAGTCTTCATAACGTTTCTTAAATGAATCTTGACCTAATTGACTAGCAGTACTAATACCATCAACCTTTTGTTTTATTAACTTGATCTGAGCTTCATTAAGAGCTAAAATTTTGTCTTCTAATTGAATCTGTTGATGTGCATTAGTTGATAGTTTATTTAGTTTTTGATCAATCTTGTATAATAAACTATCTACTGGTATCATATGCTTTTATATTTTTAAACTAGCCAATTATACAGCAGCTAGTTTTTTAGTTTTTAATTTTCCTTCTAATACTAATAACTCATCTTGGTTATCATCATCAGCTAAGAATTTTACTAAATCCTCTTCATCTTTAGCTACTTCAAATTCACCTTCATAAACCTTACCATTTGGTTTAACTCTATAAATAGAATGTGTTATAGCTTGTTTTACTAAATCTTTAATATGGAGTAAAGCTTCTTTCATGTCAGCAAATCTATTAAACACTTCAACTGGATTCAATCCTGAATACTTACCATTCTTGAATTCTGTTTGTTTCAATACATTATCTACTAAGTTGTACACCACTTCTTCTTTTGAATCTTCTGATACTGGAAGTCCTAATAGTCTTGCAACTTTACGTTTCTTCTCAGGAGTCATTGAATCAAACTTAACAATTGCTTTGTTGATCAATTGTTTTTTCTTGAAGATCACTGCATTCTCAATCTCATCATCTACAACATAAAACTGTGTATCTGCTGGATATTCTCCTCTTTCCCATGCTTGGTAAGAAGATGCAATAGTAGGATGTACTCTCAACCATGAAAAGGCTATTTCTTGGAAAGCATTTGCTAAATCAAAATAGTTATCACCATCCATTAATTTAACTGCTTGTACGTGAGTTTGATCATCTGGAGATAATGATAATCCATAGTTCCAGAATTTAGAACGTGGTCCAAGATCAATATCACCTATTTCGTCTTCAAGTCTTTTTCTGAGAGCAGTTACTCTCTCAATCTCAAGTTCTCTTTCAGTATCATCTTTAATTCGTCTGATGTAAGCAGCGTCTGGATCTAGTCCTGTTCTGTACTTACCATCTAATTCCTTATAAGGATATTTGAATACACCTGTTCCAGGGATTCTTGTCATTCCTTTTTGTGCTAACCCACTATCCATAGTTTGTAACTGAGAACTATTATATTCTCTTTTGATAGTAGAAATTTTGCCTGTTTTACCCATAATGTAGTTATTTAATAATTTGGTTTTATTTAGTAGAGTGGTCCCATCGAAGGAACCTGATCATGGATACTATCCATATCAAACACTCTGAGTTGAGAATCATCCCCTCGTAGGAGGGAGAGGAGGTGAGGGGATTCTTCTCGAATTTTATTATTAGAATTGTGGGATTTCCTCAATCAACACAGTTCTAGAAAGATCTTCAATAAATACGTCACATCTGTCTTTCATCCAGATTTCGTATCCTGGGAATTTGTTAGCTGAACTCATACCTTGAGACTTAGCAAAACCTAAGTGGTGACGAGTACCATCAATATAACCCCATGTCATAGAAGGAGCACCTTTCATACGTACTTCTCTAATGTTGTTTACCATTGAACCATCAGACATTGGAGACACATCAAACACCATAAATACTGGAGTAGATTTTTTGTTTTGTCCAAACTCTAAGTTAGTTTGTGGTAAATCTAATTCTTTTAAGTGGATCAATTCAACTCTACCAGTCTCACGAGTTACCATTGCATCAAATGCAAAGTTGTAAGTGATATGTTGTCCTTCTCCTTGCATGTATCTGTTTCCAGAATCTGCCATGAATGTAAGACCAGAGTTTAATGCATCTGTTTTTAAAGCTTGTTGGAATACGTCGAATCCAGCTTCATTAGTATACATTTTTACACTTCTGTCTTTAACATCCACTCTTCTGTAGAACAAGTCTCCAAATACTGAACGAATCAAGTTAGCAGAGAATTCACCTCTGTTGTATTGAACTAAGTTTCCATTATTTCTCATTCTGTGGTATACACCAGCAGATGTTCTTTTCAATTCTTGTTTAGAACCATTAGTTTTAACTGTACCTGGTTTAGCCCAGATCATACGTTTAACTTTTAATTCTAACATAGATTTACGCATCCAGAACTCAATAAATGGTTCCCATTTAACATCATTACGAGTTAAAGGTAATTGGTTACGTCTTTGTGGAGCATAAACTAAAATGTCTAATGGCTTACCAGAAGCATCTCTCATCATTTTGTCATCAGCCCACTCAGTGATTTTGTGCTCATATCCATATGCAGAACCTAATGATTCGAACATAGTGATTTGCTCACCTAATCTAGGAAGACCTAATAAGTCTTGGTCAAACTCACCAATTGCAGCATCAACTAATTCTAGTTCAATACCATACTGTAAGAATGTAGAGCTTACAAAGTCAAGTGTTGGATTGTCAGTTACTAATGTAAATGTGTACAAATAACCCATGTTCCATGGTTGTGGATCTTTGATCACGTAGAAACGTGGACCATACTGACGTGTACCTACAGATACAATAGCGTTTTTAGAAAACTCATTAGTATCTAATACTAAACTAAATTCTTGACCATCGATACCTGGTTTGTCCAACTCTGAAGTTGAAGCAGGAATGTCAATAATTTTTGGGAATTTGTAAGGAACTGCTACTTGCCATTTCCATGCATCACTATTATTATCAATGTAATAAGGTGTGCTTTTGTTGATCATGTCCAAGAAGTCATTACTGT